GTATCTCTCTGCGAGTGAATCAGATAGTATCACTACATCGTCCCCGAGGATATAGAACTCGCCATTCCAAGGCTTGTTCAAAAGTCCAAGGAGAAGAAGTCCATGAGTAAGGGCAAAACTTGCAAATGAAGGATACAACCCTAAGGGTTGACCAACATTCCAAGAGATGTACTTACCTCTCATTTTCCAGGAAGCTCGAGAAAGTTCAACAAAAAGTTGAACGATCTTTGAGTTCTTGGTAATGAAATTCAGGACTGGAATCTGTAAACGCAACGGAAAAAGATCAGTTGCATTAGACAGATCGATGGAGTGCACTAACTGACCGAGGTCGAGTCTTTTCTGAATATCAGGAAAGGCCCTTGCTTGATCAAAGGTACAATCCCACGGTAAGGTACCAAGAGTGGCGTAAAGAACGTCACCCAACGGTTCCAAAACACGTTGGAAAACTCGTCCAGGATTGGCAACAGCTCTAAGCTTGAAGCCAGGTTCCTGAATGAGTCCTATTGATCCAGCAACCATACCAACCGTCGACATGTGGGGGAAAGGTAGAAAATCTCTACCCAAACTCTCACGTATCATCGGTAAGACATCGCGTATAACGGGTTCATAGAACTCGCGATAACGACGATAGTGAATTTCACTTTGATTAGACTCAAAGAGAAATCCACACGAGTCAATAATTGATGCGTCTTCGGGTTTACACCCAGAAGGCGTAGGTCCTCTCTTGGAAGGAGATGGCCTATAAGTCAATATTGACTTAGGTCTTGGTAAGGTTTTGAAAGGGCGAATACCACTAAGACGCAATCCATTAAGGATTACATCAAGGTATTCATCGACCTTGCCCTGCTCAGGTGAGCGGACAGCATCTACAAACTTCTTCAGCTGACTCGGTGTTTCCACCTTTGAGGTGAAGAAGGTGTAGCATTGGATGAGTTGCAGTGCAGAAGAGAAATGGGTATCACCCCATCTGTCAACGGCAGCGCAACTCCCGGAGAAGATTGAGCGTCTTCCACGCTTAATCCATGAAGATACTGGTGGCAAACCAGCATGCTTCCGGATCAAATCCAATTTAATCGCCTTAAGACGATTAACTGTCCACTCTACACCCGAACATTGGACCCATTTAACAACATCGTTGATAAATGGGATCACAATGGATCGCGGTACAGCAGTGGCACAAGCTCTTTGGATTAGGTCCCGTGAAAGGTTGGTGTTAAACACCATTAACTTTCTTCCTTTCGGATGTAAAGTTACCTTCACAGGGTCTATCCCTAGACCTTGCGGGGATAGTCCAGCCTCGCAGAGGCAAGTTTTAGTGTGCTTTGTAGTAGGTATATAACATCATAGCTGCTACGAGAAGGATCCAGAAGAGAACCTTTCCTGTAGGAAAGTGTTTATCTCGAGGGTCATCGTAGGTCTTATAATGAGCGTCTGACTTCAGATCATGAATCGGCAAAGCCGTATGATCTGATGAAGGATGAATAGAAGAAGATTCAACAGATGGGTTACCTGGTTGAATAACCAGACCAACAGGTGTAGAATCATTCATCATAGCATCCAACTCAGAGATAAGGGCTTCCTTGGTTTTACAACTAGGTAAGCGCTTTAGCTCATTACAGATGCCAGTCATTACCTTGAGATCATCCACCTTCTTTCTTAGGTCGGATAATCGACGGGATGATTCAGCAGTACTGATATCCATATACTTACTCC